GAGGATTCGAACCTCCTACCGCCGTTAATCGGACCAGCTAGGGAGTTTTGACTAAGCTCCCCACTTAGGATCCTATTGGTTTGAAACCCAAACCGGTTCTAAGCCGAAGTCTACACCCGTAATTCGGGTAGCCTATCTCATTCATCGATGAAACATGAGCCAGCGTTTGCAAGCCCATGCGATCGCAACGTGAGAGAGCTATAAGTGATTATCGTTCTCCCTGGAGGAGGGGATACTGGATTCACTGTTATGTACTGCTGAAGTACTTGCACCCGGTTATCTCGGGAATCAACGAGGTTCCGGTCCCTGCAAGGGTGAATCTAAGTGACCTTCTCTTTGGCCGGTCTGGCCATCAATAAGATCGAACCTTAAATCGCCTCTTAAGGACGGAGAGTAATACTCTCTTTCGGTCGACGGTTGATGTTCCACAGGGTCATGTGACTCATGTGAATTACAAGTACGATAACGCTTGCTCGATGAGTGGGTGAATGTCGCTGGGATCCTCTTAGGGGGTGAAAAGACACATACTATGGCATGACCTGCTCCATGGGTGAATCACCCGTTTAGAGAGGTATGACCGTTGTACTGTTAATCACATACTAAAGGTCCTTATGGCGACGCCGATAAATATTCTGTCATCTGACTTTGGAACGATGATCCCCTTAAATGGGTAGTGTCAATCCTCGGGCCTTGGAGTTGGAAACTCCCCGCCTTAGATATTATCTATCCCGGTTACATGTCCGTTAGCCATTAAACATATTAAATATTTAACATGCGTGCCACATTAGTTCTGTTTCAGAACCCGCGACACATCCTTTTCATGGATATTGACCCAAACCGGGCTCAGGGTTGTTTCGTGGTCTTAGACCCGATAGACCGGAGCCACCTATTGTATCTATCGGAACGAGCTTATCTCGATTACTCGAGAGTAGCTCTATCCAATGATAGTTCATTAGTGGTCCTAAGTCGTCCTGGAGACGATGTAGCGGGTTTACAAGAGCAACGGCGGTCATCTCAGGGGCCTTCCAGCTCTCCGGATAAAACCGGAAAAGGTTCAAAGGTTGAGAATTCTCGCTCAGCTAATGAATCCAAATCTGATATGCATAATCCATTATACGTCGGCCATCGGAGTCCTTTATTCTATGATGAATTAGGAGTATCCGAAGTTGCGTTACGTAATGTGTATGGGTTAGATATCGATCGGATAACTACCGAAGATCTGAAAAGCTTCGTTAGAGACTTCCTCGATGTTGATCCTTTGACTAGAGTGAAAACTCTGGTTCAAAAGGCTACCGGCTGGTTTAGCCGATGGCGTATACCATTAAGTAGCGATCGGGAAACGGGATTACTGGTCGGTTCGGAGAGAAATCTCCTACTCATCCTAAGACATTGGGGATCACTCCTCTTTGTCCGGATGGGATTCCAACTGTCATCTTTGTCTCTACGATTTTCTCTATTACAGATCTCGCGACATATTTCTCTTATTGCCCGGTCCCAAGGAACATTATCAGCGATCCTTCGAATGAAGGTTGCTCTTCATGTTATTTGGGGATACCTTGGAGGTCAGCGTGTCTTAGACACACGACATCTAGGGTTTCCGGTTCAGTTATCACATGGTCTTCCTTCTTTCATCCCTTATCGGGTGCGACAAGCAATTCGGGATGGTAACATCCCTACTATTCGCTTTGTCACATCTCTTCTTTACTCTTATCGAGCAATTCAAGCTGAATGGAAGACTCCGTCGTTTGATACTATTGTGAATCAACCCTTTTCTAAACCAATTAATCATTTCGTAAGTTCAATACCATCATTTACACGATGGGTTGCTTCTTACGGGATGAAGGTTCGATTTCCGGATTTGAATCCAGATATCTCACCTTTTTCGGTTAAGACTGGGGCTAATTTTCACGTAGCACCATTATCGGCGGCAGCGGACCTGAAGGCTTGGATAAGTGTACCTGTGAACCATGTCTTGAATTTTATTCAAGCCACGGGTCAAGTTACTCTGCAATCGGTATGGGCGGAAATAGTAGAGGAGGTCTCTTTTCGAGATCTTACACATATCTATAACCGTACCCATTTCCGGCTCGGTAAACTGGCTCTTAAACAAGAGGCCGCTGGGAAAACACGTGTCTTTGCGATCACCGATTGGTGGACTCAATGTGCATTGCGTTCTCTCCATGATCACTTGTTTCAGCTTCTCAAATCCCTTCCCACTGATGGGACTTTCGATCAAGATGCTGCGGTCGATACGTTTAGACAGAAGTATGCAAATACTCCTCTTTATTCGTTCGATCTATCAGCAGCTACTGATAACATTCCTGTGGTGTTGTCGGAATCGATCCTTGCCTATTGGCTAGGTCCGGAACCGGCTCGCCTTTGGAAGTTATTAATAGTTGATCGGGAGTTTGATCTTCCTTATAAAGTTCCAGGGAAACCCGTCCGTTATGGGCGTGGTCAACCTATAGGAACTTTATCCTCTTGGGCTATGTTAGCCATTACTCATCACGCACTCGTCCAACTTGCAGCAATGCAAGCTGGTTTATTCCCTTATGAAGGGTATAGAGTGTTGGGTGATGATATTGTAATTTCTGGGACGGAAGTTGCTGAGGCATATCGCTCTTTGTGTTCTGAATATGAGATCCCAATTAATCAAAAAGGATTCATTTCTGTTCCGGAAACCGCTGTTCAAGGTAATTCCTTGTTCACGTTTGCGGCTCAGATCTGTTGGGGGAGTCACAACTTGTCTCCCCTTTCCCTTAAAGATGAATTGATGATCAATTCTTTAGGCCAAAGAGTTAATGCTCTTGTGAAATTGGTAGCACGTGGTGGATTTATTGATAATATTCCGTCTATCCTTACTTCCGTTGTAAGAAGTTCGGTAGGTCGGTTATCATACGCCAGCGGTGCTTTCGCGAAGATGTCAGGAGGAATCATTCCTGATGAATTGAGGGCCCTAGTGGCGGCTCTGCTCTATCCTACAGAAGACCCGATTACTAAGGGTGTTAACCCTAGTGGTCGGTTATTCCGTTGGGACCAAGCACCTCCGTTTTGGAGAACTTTCTCTTATCTTTTCGATAAAGGGAAAACTCTTTACGGAGACCCGCTACGGGTGACCTCAAATTGGTCGGATAAATTGCTTCTGACGTCACCAGCACGTAAGTACTGGTTAGGTCTGCTAGGAGTTTGCGAACAAACTGTGCAGAACTTCGGTCGTCGATTAGGGGATAAAATCGTGGAGAATCCTCCAAGCGATTATTTCCCTGTCTCGATAATTCCGAGTCTGCATCGGTCAGTTCAGAAAGGAGTAGCCGAGTTAACTGATGTTAATCGGCCTATCCTGCACTTCCTGGCATCCACAACCTTTGCTAACCCAATCGATCGTGCGATCGGTGAATCATTAATCACCGGTCCCATGACCGAGTTAGGCCGAATGCTGGCTCCTGATGAACAGGAACCGCACTTGACAAAGGGTACAGCTGCCGAAATTGCAGAATCTTATGCTCATCTAGTGATGCTCATTGGTGATTATTCTGGATCAATTCGTTATCGTTTAATATACAATGACGAATATGAACCGAATGATGGTCAATTTGCATTCTATTATGACCTTCTGACTGAACAACTGCTTGAGATGTCTGATAAAGAGCGACGCTCGAATAAACAAGCGTTAACTCTTGAATTAGACTCTCTCGCGCCGGCAGTTTGGAGCACTATGTCCGAGTAGTAATCTTCTTTTCCATGTCATGATGACACTCGCCCTTGACCTGATTCGTCACCAGGAAGGGGGAAGATGTAGATGCGATTAATACATCTTATTCCAATCGAACGAAAGGTGCTTTCTCGATGATTCTCGAGAAACCTGAGTAGGTAGGGCCAGGATCCGTAAACAC